ACCATTGGTATCGGAGAAGACGGAGAATATGCAGACGGATTTATTCGTCCCGTTAAAGAACAAGTACTCGTTTCGTTTGATGACCCCAGAATCCCATCTCTCGCGGCTTGTAATTACATCAAATCCGCGAAACCCGATACAAGAAGTTCCTATGATAGTGGGCAAAGTCGCGACTTACAAAAATGTCTTGATTTCCGTGCTTCTACCTTCTGTCGCGATATGATTAAGCATAAGAAATTGAATGACGCTAATAATGTATTTAACCGTATGGTTTAATTTAATTTAAATTAATTGATTATGAGTGATTTTAATCCGCTAGACCGAGCGAAAATTGCCGTGCATCGCTCTTCCTTTGATTTGTCTAGTAAAAAGTTGTTTACGGCAAAAGTTGGAGAAATCCTCCCTTGTTATTGGCAGATTGCTATCCCTGGCAGTAAGTATCGTATTTCTTCTGACTGGTTTACCCGTACTGTTCCTGTTAATACGGCTGCGTATACCCGTATCAAGGAGTATTATGACTTCTACGCTGTGCCGTTACGTCTGATTTCTCGTGCTCTTCCGCAGGCGTTTACTCAGATGACGTCTTATATGACATCTGCCGCTAGTAATACTGCTAATACCGAGATGCTGACTTCTGTTCCGAATGTTACGTTATCTGCTTTTTCGACATGTCTTCAGGCGATTGCCGATAAGGATCTTCTTGATGACGTTGGTCTTCCTTATTACTATGGCTCTTCTAAGATATTGGATATGCTTGGATATGGTTCTTTCCTTGCGTCTTCGAATACTGCTAAGGCTGCTATTACTAGCGCTTATCTAGGCGTTCAGTCTCTTGCCGATTCCCTTAATCCTTTGGTCTACTTTCGGAGTCAGACTGTCAATCTCCTTCCGTTGCTTGCTTATCAGAAGATTTATTATGACTTCTTCTCCGACTCGCAATGGGAAAAACACTTGGCTTATGCATATAATGTAGATTATTGGAACGGTAAATCTGTTTTGCTTCTTGCTCCCGAAATGCTTCAGCTCCGTTATGCTAATTATCCGAAGGATTATTTCATGGGTATGCTTCCGAGTAGTCAGTATGGCACGGTAGCTGTTTTACCACAGATTAATCCGTCTTATTCTCCTTCTAATATTATTGCTGCTGGTAGTGATTCTCAGATTAATTTGGTTAACCCTGGTTCTGGTTTTACTGTGACTACGGTTACCCCTAATACTGGTTCTGAGTCTCGTAATATTATTTTAAATTCCGACCTTTCCGCTCTCTCAATTCGTGCTACGGAATACCTCCAGCGTTGGAAGGAAGTAGTACAGTTTGCAAGTAAGGATTATTCAGACCAGATGCGAGCTCAGTTTGGTATCAAAGCTCCTGAATATATGGGTAATCATGCTCATTATATCGGTGGTTGGTCTAGTGTAATTAACATTAACGAAGTATTGAATACTAATTTGACCTCCGATAACTCTCAAGCTGTAGTCGCTGGTAAAGGTGTAAGTTCTAACTCCGGTCATACACTGACGTATGACTGCGGTGCCGAGCACCAGGTAATTATGTGTGTATACCATGCTGTACCTATGGTTGACTGGAACTTGACAGGTCAGAATCCCCAGTTAACTGTTACTGCTATTACCGACTTTCCCCAACCTGCGTTCGACCAGTTGGGTATGCAGGCTGTTCCTGTTTTGAATCTTCAGAATAGTCCGTCTCGTTCCGCTTCTGGTTCTCTTGGATATAACCTCCGCTACTGGCAATGGAAGTCTAATATTGATACTGTTCATTCCGCGTTTCGTTCTGGTATGGCGTACCAGTCTTGGTCTGCTCCAATTGACGGATGGGATGTTCTTACTTCTTCTGGCGCTTGGTCTTATCAGTCTATGAAGGTTCGTCCTCAACAGTTAAATTCTATATTTGAACCTCAGATTTCTGGTTCTAATTGTTCTGTTGCCTATGACCAGTTATTATGTAATGTTAATTTCCAGGTTTATGCTGTTCAGAACTTGGATAGAAATGGTTTACCTTATTAATTGTATTGATTATGAGAAGTTTTGCTTATAAGAATGAGAATTTTGAGAAGGGTACGTATGTTCCCGAATTGAAGGAAAACAATCCGTGCTATCAGGCTTCTGTTTATGACTCTGTCATGTATGATGAGACTTCTGACGGTGATTTGATTCAGTGTGATATGACTCAGATTCTTTTGAACCAGGAGAAGTACCGTCGTTTGCTCGGTGATATGAGTGTTAATAATATATTAGCTCAAATGCATCCTACGCAATCTACTTTGATGGATGATATGACGGACGAAGAACGTTTTTCGTGCGTTATTTCCCGTCATTGCCAGACCATGTCTGAACGCCAGGCTGTGCTACAGCAATTGGCTGTTGAGAAATCAGACCTTACTGCATATGCTCAAGCTATGCTGGCAGAGGAACAGGCAGCGCCGTCTACGGATTCCGCCCCTGCCACTAGTGCGCAATGAGGTTTTTAGAAGTTGGAGAGAGTATACTCTCTCCTAGAAATGAACATCATTTCCTTGGTGCTGCTATTGGTGGTATCTTTGGTGCATTGCAGCAATCTTCTGCTAATCGTGCTAATCTCCGCAATATTCAGGCTATTAATCAGTTTAACATGCAGGAAGCCCAGAAGCAACGTGATTGGCAAGAAAAGATGATCGATGAATCGCGAGAATACAATTCTCCTGAAGCTATGATTTCCCGTGGTTTGAATCCGTTCCTTAGTGGTTCTGCTGCTCAGACTGGTGCTGGCTCAGGTTCTTCACCTTCTGGCGCTCAGGCTTCTGCTGCCAATCCTATCCCGAATCAGGCTTTTCATCCTGACTTTTCAAGTGTGGATACTGCTTTGGCTTCATTTGCTCAGGCCAGGAAGCTTATGTCTGAGTCCAACCAGATTAATGCTATGACTCCGTATATGATTGAGAAGATGAAGGGTGATACGAATTATAAGCAGATAGGTATCGGTGAGTCTGGTTATTGGAATAAGCAGACGGGCCGTATTTCTGCTGAATTAGACCAGTCTATGGAGCGCCAGCAATTGGAGAATGCTGTTACGGCAGGCAAACTGTCTGCGGCTCAGACGACCCAGATTTATCTGCAAGCTGACTCCCAGGCTATTTTAAATAAGTATATGGATACTCAACAGCAAGCGGATTTGTTTACGAAGTCTCAGTATCTTTATAACCTTGTACAGCAAGGAGCTTTGACTGAGAAGCAAGTTCAAACTGAACTTCAGCGTGCTATTCAAATTGCTGCTCAGACACAAGGTCAGAAAATCTCTAATAAGATAGCTTCTGGTACTGCTGATGCCCTGGTGTCTGCTACGAATATGGCTTATTATACGCAGTATTATGATTCTCTTTGGGATTACAAAAATGTAAACAACCGCAAGAATATACAATATTCTAGAGATAAGGCTATTCGTGACTATTATAAATGGACTGCTGGTAATGCTAAGAAGGATTTTGATTCATATGGTATTCGTAATGCTGTAGATTATGGTACGAAGATTTTTCAGAATATGCCTAAACCGAAAATTAGTTCTCGTGGTAATCCATCCTCTGCCAATGGAATAGGTTATTAATCTTCAGGACTAGAAGCCCATCGCGGCGTTTGAGCGATATACACCGCCGCCCGCGTAGGGCCTGGTATAAAATGGAGCGGAGCGACTTCCTTAGAGAAGCGTTCCGCTTCGGTATTTTAGCACGTAGGTGCGCAAAGGCAGGTTCTATCTGACCTGCCGTGCCTATACACCTTGTATACATCTACTTTGTTATTCAAGCGAAGCCCCTAGTTGTGTCCGAAGGAAAACCCGAGTTATCATCTCGGTTTCTCCCTTTTCTTGTCTATAAACGCACAACTCACACCCTAGCCGTAGAATAAAAAAACTCCGAAATATTTTGTTTATTCAAAAATAATTCTTTCCTTTGCTCCCGTAGAAACCAAACTCATTAATTTATTAATATTAAAAATCTTACAATTATGCAGAAATTTATTATTTCCCTTAAAGAAAAGCAGACTGGTCGTGATGTTATGCCGCCTTATATCGTCAATTCTTTGGATGGTCTTGGAGATTATTCTGAGCGAGTTTCTCCGTTGGGTCTTATTGTTATTGTGGATTCAATTAAAGAAGAAGATGATTTTGTCGAACTTAAAGCTCAAACTGATGAAAAGTAGTAATATTAGGAAAATCGTAATTGGTGCTGTATACGCTGCCCTTGGTTATATTCTTAATGCA